TGATACTCTGTACTTGCTAGAGTACGTAGAGATAACAAGATTTCTTGGTCAATTTCAGCAGTAATTTCTTGTGCTAGAGCAGCCATGATTTCTGCTTCAACGTCAATACCATGTTGAGACTGTGCATCTTGCGCAGCTTCAAATGTCCAACGTGCTTGCAACTTACGTGACTTAGCTTCAACAGCTTGTCTCAAGATTTGAACGCTGATCTGACGACCGCCGTTACCTTCTAGAGCCGCAGTGTCGTTAGCTGTGTAGTAGCTAGTTGTATCACCAGCAGAACCACTTGGCTGACGTGAATAAGCCTGTGCAATCTTGAATGGACTCAATGCTTCTTCACCAGCTGATACGCTAGTTTGTGCCGCACTGTTGTCTGTCAAGCTGTTAGCATAACGTACACGTAGAGTGTGAATTTGACCAACTGGGCCAGTCATAGGCTGAACACCTACTAGCTCGTTAGCGATAACTGTAGGCATAACACGACGGATAACCGGTAAAATAACACGGTTAAGAGTTGCAATGTTACCTGCAGTTGTAGTACCGGCAGAAGATTCAGCTAGTAACTGTTTTTTGGTGTTTTCTAAGATAACACCCATTGTTGAGCGGCGTGTGCCCTTTAAGCCTTCTAACAGGGCCTCTTTGGTTTCGCCCCAACGGCTTTCTAATAGAACTTTTGACATTTTAATATTCTCCTATAGATGTCGTTTTTTATAGCCCTGCCAGACGCTTGATATCGATAACGTTATCACGTTGTTCCATATCAACTTCTTTGATTTGTTTGGCAGTTTTATCACCGGTTGCTTCTACAATAACTGATTCTGATAGAGTAGCTTTCGCTTTCTTTTCAGTGCCAGTATTAAGAACTGCCGGTAAATACTTATCGAAAGTAGCTTTCAACTTAGTTGTTTGCACACTTTCTAGTAAAGTTTTCATCGTAGAAGCTTTTTCTTCGTTAAGTGAACTTAGCAATTCAGCCATAGTCTTTTCACGTAGATTACTTTCTTTGATGATTCGAACTTCACGTTCTTTTGATTCAACTAATTGCTTGGCACTAGATAAAATCTGTGCCGATTCTGCAAGTTGTTGTTCTTTTTCTTGTAGTTTAGCTACTAGCTTGCGAGTTTCTGCTTTCTCATTTAAATGAGTAACAGAGAATTCGCCGGCGAAAGCTTCAAACAGTTTGCGACCAAAAGTGTTTTCACGTGCAATCTGAATGTCTTCCTTAAGCTGAGATAGTTCGCCCTGAAGATGAGTGGTAACTGCTGTACTAAGTCTCTTTGCACTTTCAGAAACAAAACGTTTCTTCAATGCTTCGAGTTGTTGACGACCCTCTGAAACCAATTTAACTTTAGCTTCAACCACTGCTTGTTTGTCTTGAGTGAATTCTTTAATTTCACGGGCAAGAGCATGAACAACGAATTGTTCTAACTTGGTTTGACTTTCTTTCATTGATTTGCGATCACTACGTAATTCTTTAATTTCTTCGGCTAATTTAGTAACCATAAAATCATTGAATTTAACTGCGTTTTCACGTAGTTTTTGTTGTGCTCGTACACGGTCTTCATTCATAGCCTGTCTCTCAATTTGAAATTCTGAAATTTCAGATTGTAGGCTGTCAGTCATCATCTTATCTAGGGCTTCAACCATCACGCTTCTGTCGTGTTCGTAACGGCGTGCGAACTCCTCACGTAATTCAGCACGAACTTGCTCACGAGCCTCAACTAACTTTGATTCCCATGCTTCATTTAACTGAGCACCAACTTCATCATTAATTAGACCGCTTTCAAGTAATGGTTTGATAGCATCAAACATGCTTATTCCCCTTTATTTGATTTTCAAGTCTTTGATAAGGCGCATTACTTCCTCTTTCAAAAACTTTTCTACTTTTTTGTCACCCTGTGCATCTTTTGCGATATCCAACAATTTATGACCATGACGCATATTCATCATACCTTCATATATTGCTTTAGGATAAGCATTAGGAGCGCTTGGTTGAGCGACAATATCGACAGTGACTATTTCAAAGTCACTGACACGGCCGTCCATATCGTTAACGTTTCCGCTACCTCTACTAGACACGCCAAGTTTGACACCACTCTGCAACATGGTAGTTACTAACTGACCCATTGGAGTTGGTAATATCTTTAGTTTTCCAAAACCGTTTGCACCATCCATCCACATGCTTGTAATCATGTGTGATACACGGTCTAAGTTGATCTTTAAGTCGTCAGGATGATCCACTTCACCTAGAACTGAATAACCTGTTTTGATTTGTTCATTTAGAGTATTAACGGCAGATTCAATTTCAGAAACGGGGTAAACACGCTCATTAGCGTTTTTAACCCCACCCTGAATGAAGATCCCTTTCATGTAGAGATTCTTCTTGTCGCCGTCACCTTCACTTTCGACCACCATACCGGCTCTGTCGAATGTTAGATGCTCCTTGAGATACAAAGCCATTGCTCTCAGACCTTACTTAACGATTCTTCTTGTAGTCTTGCGAGACTCAGCTACTGGGCTCTTGATAGCGCCGGCTGCGTCTTTAGTGACTGGCTTAGGTGTTGACTCACCTTTTTCGTTGAAATTACCTGCGCCTGGAGAATTTTTAAATGATCCTGCACCTTTAACAGATGTTTCACCTTTAGCATATGCATTGCTAGGAGCCTTTGGGCTTGATGGTACAGCTTCTGATTGACCAGAGAACTTAACTGGTCTGCTATCCATACCAGCTTGTCCACTGTTTTGTAGACTTGGGCTCTTTGTTTGAGCACCATTGTCGCCCATTTGACCGTACTTGTTATATGTTGATCCACCAACTTGCTTTAGTTGAACAGCTTCCATAACTGATTCTTCTAAATCATCTTCTTCTTCATCGATTTCTTCGGCTTCCATCATGTCATCATCGCCCATGTCGTCAGCACCCATGTCGTCAGCACCCATGTCGTCCATGTCGTCACCGCCCATGTCATCATCGCCGCCGCCCATGATTTGTTCAAACTCTGCCATTAATTGGTCTAGCTTGTCTTCGATACGAATTACAGCATCTTCAACTTCTTCACCACCTTCGTCACCCATGTCGTCAGCATCGATGTCAACTATTTCATCATCGCCTTCGCCGTCATCAGCATCGAATTCCATTTCTTCATCGTCTTCAGTCATGCCGCCGGCTTCTTCAGCATTGATTTCATCCATCAAGTCACCAACTTGACCGACCATGCCGCCTTCGCCCATCATCTCTTCATCCATGATAGACTCATAAATCTCACGTGATTTTTCTACCACGATTTCGTGAAATAATTCACGTGCTTGTTCTTCGTTCTCATTGATAATCATATCAATAAGTTGTTCAAATTTTTTGTTGTCCATTGTTTGTCTCCTGAAATAGAATGGCTTTGTAATAATTATTTAGTGGGTATCATAAAAAAGAGCACAATAAGTGCTCATTTTTTGCGTTTTTATCTCAGATATACTAAATTTAGACAGATGGTCCACCTTCAGCATCAGGCTTAGGACCGTATTGATCAAAAACTTTTTTCAAGTGTTGCTTCTTTTCGTAGTTACGAACATCTAACATTTTCCTCAATTTGCGAATTTGTTTCAATGTTAGTTTAGTTTTTCTTGACTGCTTCCATATAGGCTTACTGTTATCTTGATTTACATCTTGATAACCTGCTACAGGTGGGTCGAACATTTCCATTAATTTCATAATAGTATTTATCTAATTAAGCTGGTGGGCCGGCTGGTGGCATTGCACCTGGTGATGACTGTACTGGTCCTGCTATATCAGGGGACATTCCTTCTTCCCCTTCAGGTGATTCAGGTTCAGCCATTTCTTCTCCAGTTTGTTCATCAGTTTCAACATCACCTACACTAACACCTATATTTCTCAAATCTTGTCCTGCAGGTTCTTCGTCTTCTGTCTTGTTATTTTCTTCACGCCATAATTCTTGGTTCTTAGTTATTTCTTCTTCAGTCAATCCTAAGAATCGCTCTAATGCAAATCGTTTAGATATGTAGGGAAACGCTTCCATACTAGCAAATGTTCCAACACGTGCATTATCTAATTCACTTTGACGATATGCCGCAAAGTTTTGTGGAGGATTAAACTTTAGTTGAAACAATCCACTATCAATGTTTAGTCCTCTCCAACGTAAGAATAATTTGAATTCTTCATCAAGCTTCAACGCAATGTAATTTTGCAAACGTTCGCAATATTGATTGAAACGAAACTCTTGAATCATAGCAGTACCAACACGACCATCACTCAATGGTGTTGTATTATCGTCTGGTCCTGTAGGAAGATAACTACTTGGCACTCGCAAGCCACGAGCTAACCTATTGTTGAAGTAACGCAAGTCATCAATCTCACCCAAGTTTTGTCCACCAGGTAATACTTCAACACTTGATCCTCTTCCGTCAGCAGTGACAGGGAAGAAGTAATCTTCATTCATTGATAATGGATTGTAAGTAGCATCCACTACACTAGAACCACCATATGGTGATGGGATTCTACGCTGGTGAATCTCGTTTTTAATACGCTCGACAAATGCCATAGCCATATGACTTGGCATATTACCAACGTCAATTTTAAACATTCTGCGTTCAGGAGCACGTTGAACACGATAGATAAGAACAGCGTCTTCTAGTAATTCTTTTTGCTTATAAACTTTAAAAATGTTTTCTAATATTGACTGACCGAAGGGCCAGAAACGATCCAGACCCTCCGTCAAACTTAGATGGACTACATGTTTAGCATCTATGGCTGACTCGCTCTGGCCCAAAGTGAATCGACTTCCGGTAGTATTATATGGCATTGCAGGAACAGTGTATCCACCGCCTGAGCCTCCTCCACCTGTACCACCCATACCTGTTGCAGGGTTTGCCGCAAAGTCAGTGTTTGTTTTTTGTGCTACTGTTAAGTTTTGTAAATTAATGTTTATGTCTTTAATAACATATTGTTCAGGCTTTTTACCTTCACTTTCATTGACAATGACTTTAATAACTTTAAGCATGTCAACCCAATATAATTTAAAGTTCTCTGGGTCACGAACAAAAACTTGATCTCCAAATTTGATTGTGTTGCGAAATATCTTAAACAATCTAACATCAAACTCGTTTAGTTTGCACCACTGTTGTAGTTGTGTTTTTAATAATTCTACTTCATGTGGAGTAGGATCATCTTTAAATTCAAAAGCAAAAGGTGTTTTATTTTGCTCATTTTTCATTGTACTGAATTCAGATATAATATCTAAACATGCATTAATTTCAGCGTCAACATCCATCATTTCGTATTGATTGTATCGTTCAATCCTGTTTGGGTGTCCTGAATAAACTTCAGGAAGTCTACTCATGTAATTACGATAACCCCAGTCAACGTTATTTGCTCCGCCGGTAGAACTGCCGTTTTGTCCAGGGCTCCCATTCCATGCCCCTTGATTACTATTACCGCCGGAGATTGGGCTAGAAACGCCGCTTTTGTTTAAAAATTTCTTTTTGTATGTCATAACTTTATGTGGGTATATACTATTTAGTATCAAACTTGTGAATACTGTAATATCTTACCTTGTATATCATTACTTTCACTCATTTTGTTTACCAATTCAGTCATTGATTTAGCGACTTCAGCCATAACACTGTCATCTGCTCCTTCTACTATCGGTGCAGCCGCATTTTGAGCTAAGTCTTTTCCAAGTTGTTGAACAACAGTCTTGAATTCTTCTTGCAATTGCTTGATAGCATCAGTAAGAGATGTTTTATCCATATCCATAATCTCTTTCAATCTATCACCTAATATATTGCCAGCATCTGGGCCAAATTGTTCTGTTCCCACTTTAGCCGGGCCCATGTCGTAATTGGTTGCCATTCCCGAATGTAATATCTTCTTCCAAGCTTCAGTGTCAGTGATTGTCTGAGTTTTTTCGTCATATGCCCCAATCTTACTTGCCATTCCTTGAACAGCTTTCAAGTCAGTAGACATAGGACCTGCATTGTATCCAGTATATTCATTCAC